CAAAAACGAATAGATGCCGACGTTTTGGCCAACCGCATAATTTTGAAAGTGGTACTGGTTTAAGCCACCAGTGGGGCCAACATCAAGCAGATGACCGTAAGTAAATTCCATCAGAATGCCAAGCTCCTACGAACAGCGGTTGAATTTTGCAGTGATCTCATAGTCCGGCGCTCGCCTTCTGCTGCACCGCGTTGAGCAGCTTGCTGAATTCCCTGCTGGAACTGCTCTGCTGTCACATAGTCCACATCATTGATCCGCTCCACCGTGTAACGGACATCAATTGCCGCACCGCTTGGTGCTCCGCCTGCACCATCAACCCCAGCAGCATCGCCTTGCGCTCCAGCGGCTGATGCCTTAACTGACCTCTTATAACGATTCATCGCTGCAAGCATTTGAGCATTGTTTGTCCCAGACGCTTGAACTCCTAGCTTTCCTTCTGGTCCTCTCTGCAGTGGAAGGATTGCCTCAGGCCCAGCTTCACCCATCAACCCGAATCGACCCGTCCCTCCATCTGCGTAAGGGAACAATGTCGGCGAATTTACTATGCCGCCGCGAGCAAACTTAGCTATCCCGTTTTCAAAGTAAGAGCCCTTTGCAGACTGCCTGATCCCAAAATTAGGACCAAACGTGCCAATACCTCCAAGTTGACCGCCTCCAGCACCAAGCTTTGTTGTGCCCGAGTTAAAACCTCCAGCGCCCGGCAACAATCCGACCACCTTATTCAAGATGTACATGGTGATCATCTTCTGGATAATCTGCGCCGCCATATCCAAGAAAAAGTTGCCGATATTTTTAAAGAAACTTGCAAGCGCTTCTTGAGTTGTAGCACTACCGTCGATAACGCTTGTAAATGAATCGGTGAATGCAGTGCCAATAGCATCTGCCGACTTAATTATCATGTTTGCTGGATTGACAAGATCTTCTAGCTCTTCCTTGAGGCTTCTGACTGTCTGCTGGATTTTCTCAAATGTTGTGGGGTCTATAATTTGACGCTGTAGATCAACTGCACCTGGAATCCGTGCGTCACCCTCTCCAAGCTGATCTATCAAGCCTTGCCTAAAGTTTTCGATTTTTTCTTCAGGAGAGACCAATCCTAATTGGTCCTTAAGATTGAAAATTTGTTTTTCAATCTGTTCTGTAATTGCTTTCTCTGCCAGCAAGTTTCTTTGCTTTTCATCCGCCAAAGCACCCTCAAATTGAACCAGTTGGAGAGCTTTATTAATTTGCTTTGTATCCAAGGCCTCTTGAAGCATTTGAGTTCTAACCGCTTTATCCTCTTCAGCGTTTGCGGCACGAACAGCATCAAGATATTCATGTTCAGATTGAGCAGCGCTTTTAGCAAACTGCAGAGAAATCCTTTGATTGTTTAGCTGGTGTACGAGGCTTCTGTCCGCCTTGGATTGAGCGAGGGTGATAGCGCGTGCATTATCAAGAATTTGCTTTTCAATGCCAAGCAACTCGCCAGCTCTATTAATTGCTGCCAATCGATTGCGAGCTGATTTTCCAGATCCATCAGGATCATCAGGATCTCCAAGCCCAGGCGCGAAAGCGCCGCTAAGGTCAGGCATCGTAAAGCCGTCAGACGCAATCCCTCTCGCCTGCGCGTCCAAAGTATTGCCCAAAATATTCACTTTTTGCTGCTCATCTATGATTGCCTGATTAAGAGTTTTCAAGTCGGAAATTACCGACAAAGGACGCAATTCATCGCCGTATGCATTCTCTATGCCCTTCATTGTGTTAAATACTGTAAGGCCAGGGCCGCTTGCTGGAGCAATATCTCGCACCGTACTTAGCGCTCCTTCAGCCCCTTCATTCGCTCTAATAATTTTTCTAACTTCTATTAAAGAATTAAGACGATCTCTGTACTTATCGGCCATCTCTGCGCCTTCTTTCAGCGATCTAGTTCCGTCTTTTATTCCATCAACTAGATCGTCAAATCTTTTGTTCATGTTGTAACCCGTCACTCCTAATGCGGTGATGCCCATCACAGCTAAAAGAATGGGGTGTTTAGCCAAAAAGACTAATAAACCTCTTAGCCTTGCAATTAAGGCGCCTATAGCCGGAATAGCACTCCTTTGTATAACCTGTGATGTAAGTAGCAGCCCTCCTGCTAAGCCTTTTTTGGCGATAGCGGCAGTAGCAAGTCCAAGCGTTTTAATCAAAAGACCCAGCACGGCTGGACCTGCCAAGGCAATAATTACTCGCGAAATCGCTTTAATGTTCTTGACGACAGAAGCAATGCCGTCAAGAATGGCCTTGATAGCATTTGCGGTTACTGTGGCGATATTGATTATTGCAGGTGTCAAATCAATCAATGCCTGAGTTATTCCCTCCTGCAATTCTGAGCCGACTTGCACTAGTTGCTTGCCCAACTCATTTTGAGCTTCTTTAAAGGCAACCTTTTGCCGCATGCCTGACTCTTCTGCGCTGTCTGCCATTTCAAGAGCACCTTCGCTGTACTTTTTCACAGCAAATTGCAAGAATTTGATTAACTTATCCAGGCCAACTTCTCCGTTTTTTAGCTGCTTTTGCAGCGCCATGGTAGAAATATCATTGGCCTCAGCAAATGCTGTGACTGCTGCAGGAAAACGCTCCCCGAGCTGCCCAGAAAGTTCTTCTGCAGAAATTTTCCCTTTACTGAACATTTGCACGAGCGCCGTTAATCCACCGCGCACATCTTCCGCAGATCCTTTGGTCGCTTTAATCGCTGTTGTAGTACCAAGGAAGGCAAGTGCGGCTGCCTCCATGTTCCCGCCAGCGCCTAAGACCGCAGCCCCAAGCTTTGTCATCCCAATCGTGGCGTCTTCTCGCTCCACATTTAATTCTTTAACAGCAAACTCAATAGTTTGATTGGCTATTGCAAGATTTTTTGCATTTTTTACCTGATCTTCCCCAGTAGCAATAATTCTTTCTAGTGCTTTTTCGGCAAGGCTAATAGACGCTGCGTAATCAGTGAAAGATGTGATTTTGTCCGCAGTTATCCCAACAGTTGCGCCAATGCTGCCTCCAACAACTGCTCCTCCAGGGCCAAATGGAGCGCCAAGCAATGCGCCTGCAAGGCCCGCAGGGCCACCAAAGATACCAGCTGATGCGACCGCGCCTGCGGTTTGAGCTGCACCTTTGAAGCTAAATTTACGCTTTTTGCTTAGCTTGCCAAGCCTTTGATCTACTCGCTCAATCTCTTTGCCAAGCTCTCTAAAATCTTGGCTTGTTGGATCAAGTCCCGCCCGTAATTGAGTAAGAGCTGTCCTTTGCGCCTGGAGACTATTGATGCTGCCATTTGACGCAGCCGCTGCAGCGCGAATTGACTCAGCCACTTGATCGTAGCTTTTCCCCATCATCTGCAGTTGAGCAGCTTGGCCTGCACCGCTAATGCTTGCTATCTGCTTAAAAAGACCAGACGCTTCTACTGGTTGATTGGCGAGGCCGCCTCCAGTAAACCCGCCATAGCGACGAGACCTTTTCCTTTCTCGGCGATCAATCGCACTTTGCACGGGATCCCTGCCCGCAAACATGCCAAACTTTTCTTGAGTGCCAAGGCGACTGCGAATAGCCTCCTTCCTTTGGTTTGTCCCGAAAGGATCAGCGACTTGCTTTTCTAGCCTATTTATCTCGCGGAGGGTATTAACGTAAGACCTTGAGCCAACTGCCACGTTTTGAAAATCTTCTCGTAATTCGCTTAACCTCAGAGAAAGAGCCGCAGTTGTTTTTGGCAACTCTTGCGTTACTTGAAAAGCAGTTCTTCGGTCGACTGGGCCTGCTGCCGCACTTTGGCCTCCAGCTATGACAGATTGCCGTGCCTCAGCTCTATTGAAAGCCTGAGTTCTTTCTTGTATCTGTCGCAGGATATTTGTATACTCCTTTCCAGCTACACTTGTGTTCTGTAATTCATCTCTAAATTTCTGTATTTGGGTTGCAAAGGCGCCAGGCTTTCTTGCTGGAATTTGATTTTGAGCCTGAGCAAGACCATTGAAGGATCTTGTCGTTTCTTTGATTTGCTGATCTGCTTTTTTAAGCTTTTGTTGATAGTCAACAACATCTTTAGTTAAAGACCTAAAAGCCTTGCCCCCAAGGTTGGCTTGATCTCTTAGTTTACTTAGGCCAGCAACCTGACCAGCTATAACATCCTTACTTACTTTGCCCTGTACATTAAATTTTTTTATTTCCGCCGCAATCTTTTCTAGCTCTTTATCGGCAGGTCCAGCAGCATTAGAAAGACCGCGAAGAGAAGATTTAAGGCGATTAACCCCTTCAATGCCTTCAATGCCCAGATTGATAGAAAGGTCTTGAACGCTTTTAGCCATCTGCCTTCTTACTGAATTCGGTCAGTGCTGCAGATTCCATAATGCGGAGACCTTCGAGCACTTCACGACGGTTCTCCACATCATATAGGTCAAAAAGGCCGCCGGAAACCAGCAGCACCTCATATTTCATGCCAACGTAGCCAGCCATGCTGACAGTCCACTGGGTCTGCATCCGCAAGAACATCATCACGATGTCCCAGTTTTCCTCCCAAACCTCAAAGTCATCAGACTCTTTTTTCTTGGGAGCAGGCATTGAAATGCCAAAACCGGCAGCATCCTCTTGAGTTTTATCCTCAATGACTTTGCCGCCAGATGCCCAGTAAACCGCAGCGTCTTTTAGTTTCCCGCTTCTGCCTCTGCGTAAGTCGCCGTATAGGTATTTAAAACAGCCTTGATCCAATCAGCGTCGTCTGCCTGCTCCTGCAGCACTTCATCGCTGAATGGTACTTCTTCCCCATCCTCGTCAACGATGCCTTCCCATCCGACAAGCACCTTTCTAAGAAGCCCAAGGCTATCTGTCTCATCACTTTCCTGAAGTTTTGACATCTTCTCTCTTTTGAAGATGGCGATAAACTCTGAAGTCTCAAATTCACCTGGCTTGCTGTCGCTTGGCTCTTGAACTTTGACTGGCCACTTAAAAGTTTTTACCTTTTTACGAACAAAAGCCATTAGATAAATGCATAAGCTGGCTCAGCATACACAAAAAAAGGGAGCCCGCAAAGGCTCCCGCATCCCCCTTGTTCGACCTGGCCAACCCTTAGGTGTAAACCAGATCAAACTCAGCATTAGCGGCAGAATCAGGCACGCAGGTGTAGGGGATCTCCAACATCGCAATGCCATCAGCATCGCCATAGGAAACATCCCCAATGTCCACCTTGCTTGAAGTGAACTGAACCCTGTTGCCAGCAACAGTGCCGTGAGTGAAGGTCAAGTTGCCAAGTGCGGCATCGTCATCCACTGCAGAGGCAAAATAGTCCTTGGTCCCCAGCAGCACTGCTTCAATGCTTACTGACCCACTAGCAGCGCGATCAGTAATCAAAACTTCCTTGGTTCCTCCGACAAGCTCCCTGTAAACAGTTGAGTTCCCCAGATCAAACGAGAAGCTTTGAAGCGCTCCGGAATACGAAAGCAGCTGGAAGCCGGTCACATTGCCATTTTTGAACACCAATGGATCGTCTTGGTTGGCATAAGTAGGTGTAAGCAGAGCACTGTCGTCAGGGGCGTTGTAAATACCCGTGAACGAAAAATCAAGCGTGGGGATTGATCCGACCTCTGCATTGATTGAAACAGTTCCCCTGCAACCAGTCGCCTTGTGACGGATGCCATCAATCATGTAGTAGATGGTCACTGAAGAGAAGGAACCACTTACTGGCTCGTAAGTGACGCTAGTGCCTGACGCGACAGTCTCAGAAAGACCACAAGCCTTTAGAGCCTTGCCGTACTGGGGAGCAGTGCCTGCAGTCCCAGAGCCTGCCATCTCAACACTAAAAGTGCATTCAACTTTTGTGTTCGCCAAAAGCTGTTGAGATGCGCCTAGGTAAGGACGAATCAGGTCTCGGCTGACAACATCACTGCTCTGAGGAGTGATTGTCAGGTCCCTTACCAGAACGGCGTCTGCCCCGTCCGGTGTCGGATCCGACCCGTAGCTCGACTCCGTCTCGATGACGATCAGTCGTTTGCGGAGTAGCAGTGCCATCAGATTTTTCCTGTGATGATGGTTGTGGTGGTTGCGTCCGCTGAATCAGAGTGCGTACGCCAGTTTCAGGATCAAGCAGATAAGTCCCGCCGAGTCCTGTGTGTTCATCCAACATGGTAAGTGCAGAGGGTGGTTAGGTTCAGCGTAGCTCGTTCACTATTGAGATAAATCATCCACGTCAGTCCGGTACTTGATTTCATATTCACACCCGATAACTGCAGCAGGCTGGTCAGCCTCAACAAATTCAAACTCTGTTCTGACTGGAACTACATCATGGGCTACTCCTCCAAGAGTCAAATCACTCATGACTTTTGAATGAAGCGATTCAATTGTGTCATCTGCAGCCTGATCAGGTATTGACGCACGCTCAATGACAGTAATTCGCACAGTAAGGGTCCAATCCAACTTGGGGAGGCTTGTTGTTTGAACACAAACGTCCCTCAATGGTTGAATGATCACCGCAGGAGAAGCGGCTCTGTCGACTGGGTCAACACGAGTTCTGTAAATTCGAGTACTGACGCCAGCCGTCCCAGAAAGAGCAGTAGCAATCGCAGAAAGAATGCTTTCCCGCTTGGTGGTCATATCTAATCCTTCATCAGCATTACGCGCATAATTTTACCGTCGTCAAGAAGCATTGGTTCTCGGACGGTGTAAGCGACCCCGTCTACTGTCATTGCGCTGCCTTGAGTGACAGATGAAAAATCAGAAGTTTTGACCACGACCGCATAGTCAGTAGTCAGCACGACACCATCAGCAATGATCTCGTTGGGGGACTCAAAGTAGCCAACGCTTGTCGTTGAGCCAAAAACGACTGGCACCGTGAATCCCGGCGTATCAAAAAAAGCGTCTAGATCTTCGGTGAAAGAAAGAGTCATGCAAAAAGCCCCCGCAAACGCGAGGGCTAGGAATCGGAATCAGTTGTACTTTTTGCGTCCCAAGGCAGTGACGCTTACAGCACCTGCACCAGTACCACCAGCAACGGTGATAACAGCACGCGCATAACGCTTGATCTCGTCGGTGTTAACCGTAAGAGTCTCGACCAGCGCAGTGTTAGCAGTCGTAGTGGTGAAAGCAGCACCACTAACATCAGCAAAGGAGCTGTTGTCAGCAGAGTCCTGCACCTTTACGGCATAGGTGATGCCTGATCCACCAGCTTCAGCGTCGAGAATCAGAGTGATGTCGCCCTCGTAGTCAAGGAGGTCAACTCCTGTCTCGTTGCCAGTCGAAGTGACAACGTCATTTGGAGCGAAAGACAGAACTGTCAAAGTTCGTCGAGTGTTTCCAATGCTCATTCTTTAGTCCTCTTTTTGGGTGCGGGCTTTTTGGGTGGGCAAGAAGGAGCTTCCTCCTCGGCGGGGGCCGTTTCCGCCTTGTGCTCAACAGCTTTGCCAAGACTGACAAGAGTCACAGCATCAGCATCGTTGACATCCAGGATGGAGCCCGCGTCAGCGGGCTTTCCTGAAATCATCACTGGCCTCAAGATTTCAACTTTCATGAGTCAGAACGATGAGTACTACCTGAATCAGGTGGCGTAGCAGAATGCGCCAGGCTGCTTGACGGCGAAGTCAACATCTTGCAGAGCAATGATGCGGACGGTGCCGGAAGTAGCGCCAGCGAACGGATCAACAGTGAGATCCAAGCCGGACCACATCGCCATGATCAGCTGCGAGAAGTCGCCGAACAAAGCGTCGTTGTTTTCGAGCTGGTTGGAAACGGTTACGGGGTAGCCGTTGATCTCGTCGTTTTCGTAAACGAACTGAGCGGTGCCACTTGCCTTCTCGGTGCTCTTCAGAGCGCCGCGAGCAGCTGCGTTGATGATGTAACGCAGAGCGCCAGCATCAGCGTTAGCAGTAGCAACATCGGTCTCCATTCCGATGTACTCGGCAAAGGTTCCAAATGTGCTCAGAGACTGGGTGCCGATGCCGGTGGTGTTGATGATGCCGAGAGGCTGGTTAGAAGAACCAGAGCCATTCAGGCCAACACGATCCAGCTCAAGAGCCAGGACTTGAGCTAGGTCGTCACGGACCATCTGCTCAACGTCGATGCTGGACTGCAGCAACAGCTTGCGTGAGTAGTCGACGAAAGCACCACAAGTCTTGGGTGAAAGGTTCACCTGCTCGATGGTTTGCTGTGACTCGGTAGGTGAGCCTGACTCCCCAACCCAGTAAGCGGTAGCGCTTGCCGACTGCTTGGGAATTGAGATGTTGCCGTTGATCCCGCTCAGGGTCGTCATGCCTGCACCAGCCAGTGCAAGCTTGTTACGCAGCAGGTCAATAAAGCTGCCGGAAAGCAGAACATCATCAACAAGGTTGCCGCCAGCAGTTGCAGTGCCGACAGTCAAGTCGCGGCGCAGCACCTCGTTGGGAACCACGATGCCGTTTGAAGAACGGTCGTACTTCTTGGCAGCCTCGATGCCAACTTCAATTTCAAACTCAGCTTCGCGGCGTGCGGTTGCGTCGCCAGGGCTGGCCAGATAGTTGAGAGCGCGGAGGAAGCTGAAGCGCTTGGTCTCCTGCTTGGAAAGACCGAGGTCATTAGATGTGACATCGGTAGAACGGATAGGCTGTTCCACTTGAGAGGTTCCGATTTTTTCGAGGATTGCAGCACGAGCCTCATCAATGGAGTTATCTCCATCGATCAATTCTTGTGCCAGGTCTGCCATGCGGTGCTGAGCACCGAGGGCGCTGATAGCGGCAACACGGTCTTTTTCGGCCTTCTTAGCCTCCGACCGGATCACCTCCAGGTTTGGAGCTTGATCTTCCATAACAGGAGTGGGTGTAGATGCGGTCGTGACCGCTGAGCGAGTTTCCTGTTCTTCAACAGGAGCTTCATTCGTAATAGTAGTAGCTTCAGGTTGAGAAGATTCAGGCATGGCAGGATCTGGCGAAAGAAGTGATCGTCCGATTCCAATTGTGGGGTCAGCTGGAATCGAAACAAGGCTCAATTCATGCACCGACCAACGTGTTGCAAGCAGTCCTTCTTCTTTCTCCTCAGCATCATCAATTTGATAGCCGAAGGAAATGCCACGCAAAATGCCGTCTTTAACGTCATCTAAGTACTGCTTGGCAAAATCAGAGCGCGAAAAGCGAATTTTTGCGTAAGCACGCTTTTCTTCCTCGTCCAGGTACGCACGCTCAACCACGCCTAAAACTTTGTTCGGATCGTGGTTAAACAGGAATGGCGCACCATCGTTCAAGCGCATGAAGTCCGGCGCACCGGCCTCGTGGCTCAATACTTCGTCACCGAAGTATCTTTTGACGGGATACTCAGAACTGAACGGGAACTCGAAGCTGCGATCCTCTCCAGGAAGACTCCTGATGACAGAAGCCTCGGTACGGCTGAGAGGCTCTCCAAGCTTGGTGCGCTTAGAAGTCTCCTCAACCTCTGCCTCCCTGATCGGTGCAATCTTCGTCAACGTGCTGAATTTGTGACCGACACGAGTGTCAGTCTTTTCGCCGTCGCGATACAGGCAGATTAGAGCCGCTGGGTCATCAGCAGTTCCAGTGATAGTGAAGCTTGAGTCAGGGACATCGATGGTGCCATCGCGTTCCACACGCTCAATCAATCCACGAGCACGGCCACCAGAGCTATTCCAGGAGACAAAATCTCCCACTTTTAGAGCGTCTGGGGCTGCTCGTTGAGTTTCAGGTTCCATAGCCTTTTCGTTGGTGGCGGGCTCGAACTCAAGAGGTTCGTATTCATTATCGCGAAGCCACTGTCTAGCTTCACTGGCCGTATAACGACTCACCTTGAATCTTATCGACTGCAACTCAAGAGGGTCATCATCGTCGATGATCCCAAAAATGAAGTCGACTCCAGCCCCTCCACGGTCATTAGAGCGCCTAAATCGTTCAAATTTGCCTGGATCAACAATCCTTGCTGCGTGTTCATTTGGATAAGGACGCTCCATCTCTATAACTTCGGAGCGCTCTTGAGCAGCTTTGATTCGTTTTGACCGCGCATCAGACCAAGACTTGCCTGCATCACCTCCCCATGCCGCCCAAGCGACCCTTCCATTGCTGGGATACCCCTCTTCTCCTGGACTGAATCCTTTGCCCTGCTTATCAACCTCATGCCTCGCAAACCAGGCTGACATTGTGATGACAGTCTCTGGGCTCAGCTCATTGCCGCTCAATATCTGAGTTGCTCTAGTGCGTGCAACATCGGTGCCGCCGCCCTCGCCCTCAGACTTCCAATCGCGATAACGCTGAGCCTCTTCCCTCATGCCTGCTGTAGGCATAAGGTCAATCTCAACTCCGTTTACGTTTGCCATTACTCCGTTTGCGAGTGGGCTGAGCCTGTGGTGATTCAAGCAACTCAAGCTGTGTGCCCTCGTCAGTCAGATCCAAATCCTTGTCCAACTGAATGCCTGCATCAGCAGCAAACTGTTGCTCCCTTGCCAAAGCACTAATGGTCTCGTCATAGTCCCCGCCGGAGTAAGACGAGATGACATCAGCCTTGCTTAGGTATCCAGCTTGCTCTGCCTCGCGGAAAGCCTTGACCTCCTTGAGTGGGTCAACCCAGCTCCAACCCCTAGGCATCCACTTGGCTTTGTTGTACCTCTCAGGACGAAGCTCATAATCGGCAAATGCAAGCTCACCAGACAGCACAGCCAGATTCAGCCATTCCTTGAAAACGCGCTTATGGAGACTGTCAATCAGATACTTCTGTACAACCCTCCAATGCTCGCGATCCTCAAGCAGGCTCAGCCTGCTGCTGCTGTAGTTGGTGTCGCTGAAGTCACGAGACAAGGTCTCGTATGAGCAACCAAAGCCTGAAGCAAACCGGCGAATCTTGTTCTTGACGAACATCTCAAACTGCTGGTCCGGTGAGTCGATGTCAGGAACAGAGACAGACTCGCCAGGGCTCAGATACTTGAAAGTGCCAGGCTCAAACTCACTGATTCTTTGACTGTTCTCCACGTCATCACCAATAAGCTCGCCTTCGTTGTTGGTGATGAAGCCCATGATGCTCGCACCAGCACGAGCGCGAATCACTGCAGCTTCTTCGTAGCCCTGAAGCTGATGTACATCAGCCATCACGCTGTGGAACCAAGGCACGCCTCTGTTCTGGCCAGGGCGCTCAGGCATAAACAAATGGATGATGTCCTCTGCAGGCAAAAACAGGTGTTTTACGCTTGCTGAAGGATGCCCACCAACAAAATTATCTCCAGGATGCCTCGTGAGAATGGCGTAACGAACAGGGCGTCCCCATTCGTTGACCTCAACGCCATTTCTCCATTCATTTGCTGCATTCAACTTGGGACCGCTGTAATCCTCATCTAGCAGATCGCTTTCAAGCATCTGCAGTGCAATCGGAATCTTTGAGTCACCAAAAGCACGCCTTACGACCCTGAAGATCGCCTCGCCGGACTCGCACATCGCGCCAGCCGCAAGCCACTCAAACTCTTGAAAATTA